AACATCTGTTGGTCCTCAACCTTTTCAATGTTATATTTAATCCATATACCACTGTTGTACGAATTTTGACTTCGTAGAACTCCACACATTTGATATTTCTTATGCTGGTAAATCCATTGAAATACTTTATCACACCTCAATACCTCATAAGTAGAGAACTGAGGGTCATTATAATTCGCAGTATCTACAATCAACCATTTATTATATTTACCATGATTATCTGGTATAAGTATATATAAACCACAGGGGAATGCGGCATCATATCTTTTTTTAAACATTTCTTCATAGTATGGAACAATTGTATCGTTTCCATCTTGACTGGGTTTAAATTGTATATGATAGGTAATCGCATCTTTAGCGTATGTTTGCGAACTATATACCAAGTATTTCACATCAACCGCAATTTGAACGCTAGGGTCTGGAGTTAAATCATTTAATTGTAGGGGTTGTGGGTCATGCACATAGTCGAACAGATAACACGTTCTAGTAGCCAAGTCATTATACCAAGTGGCTTCAGTTATCTGGTCTGCTTCGTACTTTCGTACCTCACCATTCCAAGCCCCTTTTTGACTCGCCAATTGACGGTATTTATTTAGGCTCGGCATACTACCCCTCCTTTATTGTATTTACTCTTGCACCTGCATCCAATATAAGTTTCCTATATGTATCGAAATCAAATTCGGTTTCTTCTAGTTTCTTTCTCGCTTCTTCTAAAATGCTGAGTATATCAACAACTTCAGTAGGATAGGAGAGCAAACTATTAAATCCGTCTAATCGGTACATTAAATTATCAAATGCTCGTTTAATATCTACATCTGGATATTGACCCTTTGTGGCAGGGTCAGCCAATAATAGCAAAAAGAATATTTGCTTTCGTAGTGCTTCTTTCGTATCTTTAACTTGTTCTCTCTTAAATGTTCCATACTTATGACTTAACATTGTTGCCTCCTAAATATCCGTTATAGATATAACCTCTGTCTCGAATCAAATCTCTTTGTTTCTTAACAGCGTTATCATAAACGTTTTGCATAGTAGACAAATGTTGCGCCTGAGAATAAAACTTCGACTCTTTATTGCTTGTTATCATTTGTTGCATTGTCAATTTGGAATTAAGCAAAGGCTCAATCCATTCAATTAACATACCTAACGCTAACATTTCAATAACAAAATCTCTATCTTGTGTTTCATCAGTCGCTTGTTTAAGTCCATAAGTCATCTCCATTATTTCATCATCCATCTCTACAGAAGAAAACATTCTTCGACAATAAGGCTTAGAAATAGCAGAGTGAAGATATTCCGTTAATTGTGCTGTGACATCATCAACAGAATACTTTAAGAAATCATAGTCATTCACTTTACGTAAGAGCGCACTATTAATATCATCATAAAGCAGAGATGCCATACTAAACACCTCCGTTCCTTTAATTATTTGCTAACATAAGAAGCATATTAGTTCCGAAGATTCCATCAAGAGCCTTAATCTTAGCAACAGAGTCGAGACTACCATCGTCAATCTTAGTAGCAACAATGCCTTTAACACACTCTTTGCAACCGTTAGGAAGTTTTGCTATTGCTTCTTTCATCTGTTCGTTAGGCATATCAATAATATCTTCAAAATCTCCCTCGTAGAATCTACTATAAAATTCTTCAAGTTTAGGAAACTCCTCAACAAAGTCAGGGTCCTCAACTACAAAACGAGGATAGAAAAGATAATTAGTCGGATTAGCACTCTGTGCTTCACGTCTTAAATCTTCATATGAGATATATTCAATATTTCCATATCCCTCGAAACGATACTTAGTTCCACTGTAACCAATGAAATTAAGTCCGCCACTTGTAACAGACTTACAAGCAATCATATCATTGTTAGAAAACTTTGACTCTGCCTTAACCTTTTTGACGGGTTTAACAGGCTTTTCTTCAGCCTTAGTTTCTTTAACAACTGTTTCTTCCCTAAGTTCTGCGAATAAATCTTCGTCTTTCTTTGTTCTTGCCATTTTAATCTCCTTTTTCTCATAGGGGAGAGTCTCCTCTCCCCGTTAAACATCAATTAAGGTGTAATTGTCCAAACACCGAAGTATTTAGAAATAACTGTACCTACACCAATCTTTCTCTGGATTTCATATGTCTGCTGGTCATTAAGAGTTGCACCAATCTCGTTAACTTCGAGGATTGTCTCACCACCATTAATGAACTTGATAAATTTATTATCTTCACCAACGGGCATAATGTATAACTTAGTATTGTCTACAAGAGCACCTGTAGAGGCACTAAGGTCACTAAGGTTGTATCTCTGAGGCATCTCAAGAAGGTCTGTACCTTCATAGTCACCAAGGATACCAGTGTGAGCGATTGCTTCTTTCTGTGAAGGAGCCATCCAGTTAACAGCACTGGAGTTATTAACAAGGTTGTTCAATTTCTTAAGAGCAGTCTTTGTACCCATAATAACAACAGGTGTCTGGTTAAGTGACTCAACTACTTCGATAATATGGTCGAAGTTATCCTTGTTAGCGGCGTTAAGAGCACCACTATCTGTAAGTCCGGCAGGGAGAGGCAATGTGCTTGCCGCATTTGCGAACTTAGAGAAAATCTGCTGAATTGTAAAGTCAACGAATGCCTTAACTGCGGCATCGATGAAAGCAGCCCAAGACTTCTTTCCAGTAAGGAAAAGTCTAATGTCCTGTCCTACCTTAACTCCGTAGTAAGCAGTAGGAACTGTGTAAGGTTCACCAGCCTTAAGTTTCTGCTGAATCAAGTCATGATGTGAACCACTAACTTTCTCAATCTGGAGATATGTTTCTTTCTCTACCCAGAACTCATTAGCATCACCATCTGCAAGGTTAATTTCCTCAACATACTTGTTGAAGATATCAAGTCCTCTAAGACCCTCTGTAACCTTGATTTCAATCATTTCCTCGATTACTGCGAAGAACTCTCTAGCAGACTCAGACTTAAGAGCACGCTTAATCTGTTTGTCTGTTGACTTCTCGTTAAGACCAGTATACTGGAAGCAGAGTTCCTTAATCTTGTCATCTACTTCACTCTTAGTCATAACACGATTGTTTTCTGTATCAAAAATTTCTATGCCATTAGCGGCATCGAATAAAAGATTTTTTACTGCTACATCTATCATGATTTATTCCTCCTTTCCCCTCAATTATGCGATAACCAACTTCTTGTTGGCGATTGCTGTGATTGCTACACCTGCATTGAGGTTGTTCATGTTTCCTTCGAAACCTTCTGCCGAAACTTCGAAAATATCACCAGCATATAACTGATGCGCTCTTGCAACATCGCCTGCTTCAAGATAGAATCTCTTTTCGCTAGCAATCTGCTTGGGTGCATCATAAGGGTTATCAGGAACGTTGTAAACCAAAAGAGCATCAAAGCCAAGGTCTGCAAGAACCTCTACATACCAGTTACCGTCTGCTGCCTGTCCTCTAACAATACCGTTGAAAGAGTTTGCAGTTGCTTCTGCATAGTTATCAAAACTATTCCAGTTACCTCTCTTAACAATGTTACCATTATCAGTATCAGTAGAGAGCGTTACGTTGTAAATGTGTCCGCCGTAATTAGTTGCCAAAAGTTTAGATACATTGGCATCAGCGTGATTGCGAGTAAAATCTACTGCCATCTTTTTTTCCTCCTAATAATTTTTAAAAATAAAAAAAAAGGCTTACGCCTCAGTTTCACTGTTTGTTGCAAACAGAGTACCATATCTTCCTACTTTCTTTGTCTCTCTAGGAATGCCAACGAACTTTGCTTCAAAGCCATTAGCATTAGAAGAAACACTAAAGTTACTATGCTTTGCATAGTCAAGAAGAATAGCATCTGCTTTTGCTTTCACTTCGTCAATCTCTAATTCGAAGTGTGCATCCTGTTTCATAAAGTCTTGATACTCTTTAGTATCAAATACCTTAGAATAGTCTTCAGAATTAAGAATCGCCATCTTATCAGGTTCTTCTTCGTAATGACGAAGTTTCTCACTTATCTCTGCAAACTGAGTTTTCTGTGCTTCCAATTGTTCTTTCTGCTCGGCAGTTACGAACACATGGAAGATTTCAACTCTCTCTCCAGTAAGTGAATACTCTCCGTTGTTTTCCTCGTATGACTGTCTGTAGCATTTGCCACTAAACATACCATACATTTCAACATACTTTTCCTCTTCAAACATTTCAATACAATACCACTCATTATCTGCTTCGCCATAAGTTGCATCAATAAGCATAGACATTGCATCGAGTTTTGCAGTTAAACCAATACTGAACTCACGAACCTTATCATTGAATTCAACCTTGTACTGAACCTTTTTAATGCCTGCAATCTCTTGTCCTTCTTCTGCTCCATCATCGTTGATGGCAGGGTTAATCGTAGGCTCATCATCTCCAGTGGGGTCACCAGAAGGGTCGGGGTCATTCGAAGGGTCAGGGTCACCAGCAGAGTCATTCAAATCCTCTGTTACTATTGGTGCGACTTCTTCTGAAACAGGTTCTTCAACAGTAGGCTCGTTTGCAGATTCTTCATTTGTAGGTTCTGCATTCTTAACTTCTTCGTTAATATTTTCTTGAGTCATTTCCTCAAAAGAAACTTGTTTTGCTTTCTTCACTTCTTCTTCCTCCTTTCCACAAGAGTTGTTTATATTAAGATTAGAGAGAGTAGTATTTAACTTCTCCAACACCTTAACCAACTTATCGTTTGTTTCGAACTTAACAGAATTATTTTCTTCACTAAAATCAACGATGTCAGCCCTAGAACCTAACATTCCTTCTCCGATTTCTGTTCCGTCATCTTCACTTCCAAGAAGTGTAGAGCCATTAACATAGAAATCTTCAAGGACAAGATAGTTTTCTTTTACATCATAAGACATCTTTTCTATACAGAGTTCAACACTATTCTTTGTTCCTTGCTTACGCTCTATGATTTCTGCGGTCTTTGTATATTCAATAGGAATATAACCGTAGCAACAGATATATGTCTTATCCATATCTTCATCATATTCTTTCCACGCAGGCTCAGATGAAAAAGAACCGACTTGACGCTCTATATAAACGATTTCTCTTTCGCCTTTTTCATTTTCGATTTCTTCTATTTCGTGTGCTTCGAAATCCCAAGTGCCATCATCAAGTTGATGAATAGCGGCAAGGATGGGTCTATCTGGTATTGTAAGCATAGCCTTATCAGCAGCCTCATCGGGAACAAAACTACCATTACGATTAAGCAATGTGTGAAATAACTTAAACTTAAGTTTCATCATTCCTCTATGTGCATCATCGGATTGCATTTCCTCAAATGTAATTGGAACTTTAACTGCAAGTTTGTATCCACTCTTAGAAGAATCAAAAGACTTGAAATTCTGCTCTTGACAGAAACGAAGTAAATCGTCAAAAGTCAATATCTTTTTGTTCATCTTATTTCCTTTCCTATACACAAATATTATTAGTGTATATGACTTTCTTTTTATCAAATGTTTGTTTTTTTGATGCGTCGTTTATAAAGACAAAGAAGTTTCCTTGTTTAGATAATTCTTTGTAATTATTTTTTCTCAACTCTTTTGCGACTTCTTCATCAGAAGTTTTAATAAAGTGATTCATAATATCTCCTTTTATTCATTTCTTGAATCATCGCCTTTAGGTGTCAATTCATCATCTGGTTTCTCTGGAGCACCTTGTCCAACCTCTGGAGTATATCCATCATTACTTGTAGTGAATGAAGATGTTAACGGGAATCTCATCTTTTCTTGAAGTTTAAGAACTTCTGTCTCAAGATAGATTTGAGCAAGTTGTTCTTTTTCGCTAACACCAATAAGTGTGCCGTATGCCAACCTATTAGAGTAACTGTACTGACAACTCTTTAACATCTGTTCTGCAAGATTTTCACGGGTATATACCGAACATTCAAAGTGTTTAACCTTTGAAGGTTTGGTCATCATAAGAGCAAGTTGGAGATTACAGAAGCCATCAATCTGTGGTATCAAAGGAGAGACAGCAAACTCTGTCTCTGATTTTAACCAAGCGTTGAAAGCCGCCGTGCTCGTAATCTTATTTGCATTAAGAACTGCACCGCCACCAGCAGTCTGGAGTATCTGATTAGAAGATACTTCAACACTATTGGTATCTTTATCTACACTTTTCTCAAAGTCGATTGTTTTGAGTTCCTTACCGGGAATTGCACCTATACCAACATTGTCGGGTATCTGACCTGCACTTATCATTCTTTGAAGATAATCAAGAGACAAGTCAGGACTTATTGCAAAGTCATCAGCATTTCTTGCACCAGACAATACTTCCATAGGTAAATAAATAAGTTTATATATACTTAATGCATCCGCTTCCGCTTGAATATCAACAAGGTCTTCCAATCCTGCTAATTGTAAGAACAACGGCAAGAAAGGTGGAATGTTCATATTATATGTGTCTGTTCTAAATTTAAAACAAACACTATATTGAGCAGGGCAATGTACATATTTTTGAGTAGAATCTTTTTCATACTCGGCATACATCTCTTTTAAAGGAGAACCGATGTATTCTATGATTTTCTGTTTCTGTGAATTTCTCCATTTAGACATATCTATGGAGAAACCATAACATCCAAAATCTTCATAAATACCATCTATAACACATTCATCAGGGTCTAACTGATAAAATGATACCCCTTTATCTGATGTACCTTTACCGTCTTTAAGAATAATGCCATAATAAACATCTTCTCTAAATACGTTAACAAGAACAGGATACATATTGTTCTGCAAATTTAAAACTTCAAGACAATCAAGAGTATTGCTGTATGAGCGCAATACTTCTTTTGCGGTTGAATCCGTTGGTTCTTTTATCATATCATAGTTAGGTGAAATCTTTCTGCAATCAAGACAAAACATTGAAGCATACCAATTTACAAGTCTATAAAATATGTTAGACCTATAATAAAGGTATCTCGCTGTATTTCTTAGATTCTTTTCATTACCACCCACATTACCAATCCATCTCTTGAGTTCTTCTTTATTGATAGCATTTATCGAAGGATTAGTAATTTTATTAATGTCTCTTAATTGTTGAAGGTCTGCATCTTTTGCCTTTTTGTACATTAATGTATTGTTTGTTGATTCAGCAACCGTATGGTTGTTGTTCTTTTCGTTAGCCATACGACTACTCCTTTCCTAAAAATAAAAGAGGGATTGAATAATCAACCCCTCACTGCTATGTATTAATACCCTATAGGTACTGTTTTAATGGTGACTCGGCACGGCTTGTATTGAGATACCGTATACTCCTGAAAAAGTCGCTTGTTTTGCCTCGGTTACCAACCTTAACGCCACCACTAATAACTATGTTTTGCTGGTCTTATTAAGAACTTATTTAAGAGTGCTTGTGTGCTTTGTGCTTTAGGTTTTAATCCTAATTCGATTTGACAAGCACACCAATAGTTGTAAGCCATAGAAGAATAACGGTCTTTACGCATACCGCTTTGCTCGTGAACCCTTATCATATTATTCTTAACCTCGTGTTCAAGTTTAATCAACTCGTACTCGGCAAGAGTAGTTTGAACGTAAGGATTTTTAATCAAAGCCTTTTCAGTATCGCTTAAAGACTTAAATTTCTTAAATGTCTTTTCTATCTTATCATCACACTCGGTTTCGTCAATTAGCAAATTAATCTTACCATTCTGAATACCCGTTCTTAATAAAAGACATATTTCATTATTGAACTTATCACTAGCCTTAACAGACCACACAACTTTATTAGGGTCTTTAACTTTACAACGTGCCGCCATATCTGCATCATTGATACAAGTCATAGCCTTATAAACCTTGCCAGTCTCTGGGTCATATTGGTCTTTAACAATAAAGTCGAAGATTCCCAGACCCAAACCCATTGTATCAAGAACAAGGTCTGTACATTTATACTGATAAAAATATCGCATAATGATAAGACCTGCGTCATCAGTAGTTTTACCTTCAAGTGCTTCTGCATAACAGAAGTTAGATTGGTAAGAGGTGTCATCTTGTTGTACAAGTTCATTAATAAAAATAGCGGTAGCATCGTTTTTCTTTTTCTTCGTTGACTGCATTAACGCAACATCGACTGAAAGAATACGTCTACCATTATCTGAAACATTAGGAACTGGATTGTTCTGCGTGTAATATTTTAAAGGAAGGAGAGCGTGTTCAATTCTTCTACAATGATTTATATCTTCATATTTGAACAGGTTATCTCCATCATCACCAAACCACATACAACCCATTTCCATATCAAATAATATTTGATTAAAGTTGGACTCACTCATTTCATCTTCAATCTGTTCACGAGAGAGTAATCCCTCTCTAATTGAAAGTTGATATGGTAAGCCACATACGAAATAACTTTTACCAGCCAAGAAATTAAGAACATAACTCTGTACTTTTTTATATGCCCACGAACTCTTAAAGTAAGCAGAGGACATATATATTTCTTTATTACGTTCTACTAAATGTGCATACTCTGGTTTGTCAAGATAACCCGGGTGTCGAGGCGATGTTAAGAATTTTCTTAATACCAAATCAACAATCTTCTCGGATATCATTCTAAACTCATCACAAATCAAAAGATTCGCACGACAACCACGAGCATTATCCGTACTTGGTCTGGTTCGTATCCATGAACCATTAGCAAACAAAATTTCTGAATCTTGTGTGTTAATAGAACATTTAATTATTTCACGTCTTAAGAATGCAGACTTAGGCATAAGTTCATCTTGAATCTTAAGAAGAACTTCATTTGCCTGTTTCAAAGTACCAGATACAACAATTACCTTTGTGCCCGGATAAAGAATACATCTTATGACGGCAAACACGGCAGTTAAGAAAGTTTTGGCAATACCACGAGCACCTATAAAACAAAAGTAATTATATTGCATCATTGCCCACAATAATATCTTTTGGAACCATTTGAGTTTTATATTCAAACAATCTTCCGCAAATCTATGTGGGTTTGCTCTATAGTAAGAACAACTTCGAGCAACTGCATCCATAATCTTTTTTTCTTTATCCTGAGCAATTTGTTGTTCGGACTTAATCATCTAATTGAGTACCGAATATCTTACCAAACAATTCTTCCGAGTATTCCTCGTCTTGATATTCTTGTTTAGTAACGGTGTATTTCTTCATAAATTGTTCATAACGAGAAGTAATGGCATTCTTCAATCCCATCATCTTACCAAGATGACCCAGGAAGAAAATGTCTACAAGAGCACCTATCTTATCAACATCCTTAAATTCGGATGATTGCTCAGGGATAGGTTCTTCTTCTTCCCACTTCTCTATTAATTGTCCATAAGATTTAGCATCTGTTAAAGATGCAGAACCTTTTTGAGATGGTTTAAGTTGAGCAGAAGCCATCAACTCTTGCAAGGTCTTATCTAATTCCTTGGTATCCTTACCTTGTTTCTGTGCTTTCTCTATAGCCAACTCTGTAAAACAAATTCTCTTGAACAATAATTCTTGTGCCTTAGACTCACACGCATAACGTGTAGTCCAATCCTCGTATTCCTTTTCCAAGAACAAGAGGTCTACATTATTATACTCGTCACCAAATCTATCTTTGGCTTTACGAATAAACTCTTGATTAATCTTTTCGGTTTCTTCATCTAATTCTGTTTTGATTTCAGAACTACCGAAGTCACTGTCTGCGTATGTTTTATTTTTCCATTGTGGTAATGACATTACATTAGTGATATACGTTCCAAATGCAGAGCGTGACCTTTCTTTAACATCATCACTCGCACCCTTTACGCATTTTTCATAAAGGTCATCATCATAAACTCTGTCAAGAATTTGCAAAACCTTTTGCACACTCTCTTTAGTTTCATTAGGCTCATCTCTATCTTTCTCTCTCTGTTCAGCCATCTTAAGTAAACATTCTTTACAGATAGGATTCTTACCATCGAGATAACGAGAATCAACGTAATAACCTTTATTCTTATGTTTAAATTCACCACACACAGGGCATCTTAAATATTCTCCATCTAAAATGCCATTATAATATTTTGAAATCTCAAGATATTCTTCACGAAGGGAAGACGTACCACGAGACTTTAATTCTTCTACGCTTAATGCGTATCGTAAACTAGCCATTATTTCTTCCTTTCATTCCTAAATCCTTTTGTTCGTTAGAGCGTAGACGGGATTTGAACCCGTGACACACGGCTGATAATCCGTTGCTCCTGCCGAACTGAGCTACTACGCAACCATCTGGTGCTTAGACCAGACCCACTAAGCGTGGTGACTATATATGAAAAACTCCGCACAGCACTAGAGTCCATACGGAGTTAATCTCACCAGTCTAATTCTGGATTAGTTAAATCAGCAAGTTGACTTTTCATTCTCCTTGCCTGTGTAAATTTTATTACGGCTTTGAAGTTCGACATTCTTTTTTTACCAGTTCTTGGGTCAACACATTTTCTAGGCTCTTTCTTCACTAACATAAAAGCACCAAAGTGTGGGATAACAACTTTATCGCCTCTTATTAATGCTTCCATTATTACGTGAAACACTTCTCTTATAACAATCTCAACATCTGACTTTGTATAACCAGTTCTTTCAGATACGAGATTGATAAGATTACCAAGACCAACTTCGCCCATTATATTTTCTTATACCTTGGTCTTTCGTTTTTGTCTTGACCTGCTAGGAAATATGTATTGCCCTGTCGAATCTTTCCGTCTTTGTCTTTAATCTTGCCATCGCAGTTTACGTTGGAACACACGAACACATTAGTGTCTTTTATATGTACAAAGGGTGAACCACACGCTCTGCATAGCGTTTGTTTTTTATCACTCATAATTAAAATCTCCTTTTATTCCTCTGGGGATTTCGCCTTCCCCCGCTAAGTCGAATAACAATCAGTAAACTTTTCAGTAATAGCAACGGTTTTAAGCGTTTTTATTTCAAAGGGTAGTACAAAAAAAGTATAAAAAAGTGTATTTTTTTAATATTTTTTTGCAAAAAAGTTTATAGTTTTTGATATTTTTTATGTAAAAAGTTTTATTTTTTAAATTTTTTTACGGTTTTTATTATCTTTATTCTCTGTAAAACATTCCAAGAATATATCTGGATTTACTTCATATAAGGTTTTTAACAGTAAAGAGCGATTCTTATTAAGGTTACTTCTTAATTTATTTTTATTACAAGTAATACTTGGAGAAATTAAGAACGCTCTGTCTATTAACCAAGACATTAATCCTTTATAATTACGTGATATATACATACTTCTTATATCTTCAACCATCTTATAAAAGTCATGTCTTAATACTAAATATCTTTCATGTTCAATTCCAGAATTAAATTTATACAAGTCAAGAGAATATTTTTCTATCATCTTTTCGACTTTCTTTGATTTTCTTCTATCAGAATCCAAAGGAACAGATAGAAAGAATTCACTCATAGGAAGTGGCGGTCTTGAATCTCTTACTTTAGAAACCTCGACATCATATAAGAAGTTCATTGGACACTTTAATTTTTTATTTATATTATCTAAATTAAAATTCTTTTTAACAATTGAGAAGAATTTAGGATATTTACATTCATCAATACCTAACTCTTTTTTAATTCTTCTAATTTCACTAGGTATATCAATATCAAATGTACGTTTAGCATTATCAATTGCCGCTTGAGCAACTACTGAAAGAATGCATACATAATCATCGTACTTATCATCATCAAAGTTATAAGTATATGAAAGTGAGAGCTGGGCAAGATTACTTGATTCGCCTATTGCTAATTGAGCCGCCGCCAACTTATTATCTATGTCTGCAAAGTTATCCATTGTATTATCGTAATGATTCTTTTCCTTGGGAATCATATTAACAATGGTTGGATAGTTTTCATAACAATATTTTGCGTGAGCAACAATATCTTCTTGATTTGTAGTATATATAGAGTCACTATCCATATCAGAGCCATTGTTTCTATCTTGAAAATCTGTATGAATCATATTGACTGCAATACATAATCTGCCAAGATTAAAATACTTTTTAATTAACGGATGCAAATTATTATGAAGATAACCCATATTATTACGAGAGTTAAACGGTGAACGAAACTCTGCAAGATATTCTCCGTCTGCAAATCTTTCAGAATAACATTGAATAGTTCCTTTCTCTACAGAAAATGTCTGGTCGTTTTCTGGATTCTCTCCAACTGAATGAAGCAACATAGCATAAGGACTTCCGACTATCGTTAGATTATCTGCGTTCTGGATTGAGCGCCCATTCTTAAAATCTAAAACATAAGCACGGATAATGTCTCTTTTACGAGAACGATAATATTCGCTTCGTAAGAAATCTGGATTTCTTTTTACGAGAGCAACCAAAACTTCGTGGTCGTTAGAGAAGTTGGCAGTTCTTTCCAAATATTCAAGAAAGATATAATCATCGGTTTTAAGTCTCTCAATGTATCTGATACTCTTATCAATTACATTGGGCATTATTTCTTCTGACAAAGAATTAATCATTTGATAACTCATTCTTTGTACATTTCCAAGTTTTGAATGATGAGCAGTTTTAACAATACCAAACATACAATCATTCTTACGAACCCACTCACTCCAATAATCAAAACCTAAATCAAACTTAAGCCACTTCATTGACTGGTCTGTAGTCACGAGTTTGATTTTCTTTACTCTGACATCATTACCCCACATATCTTTAACTGTGGCTTTATCATATTTATCTTTAAAATAATCTTTAAAGAATAATTGTAGGTTAGTCGAGAAAGCGGCACACTTACACATATGGTGTCTTAAAAGAACATATCCATCTCCCCATTCTGGAAAGATAGAAGAATCAATCAATCCCTGTCCGTCAAAGATAGTATTCTTAACTTCGTAATCAGATATTCTTTCAGCACAACAATGTTTCTCTTTATCCGTCTTGATGGCAATTATATTTGTTTTGAATTTAGAATCAAAATCATTTAATACTAAAATTTCCTCTGGCTTGATTCTAATCTTACCAACTATGGTAGAAGTAATGAGAGAAGAGTAAGCGCCTATCTCAACTATAGGAGCATTTTTCTTTTTTAACTTAATTCCCATATAAAGAAAGTTACGTGCTTTTTTATATAACTTATCTTTAATAAACATACATTTACCAGCCTTAGCCTTACCGGGAGTACGATATAACATTTTATAAGTTATAATTTCTTCTTTACCACTCTTAGATTTATATATTATCTGTACACCATTATTATAAAATTCTTTTCTGATTTCATCCTTGGATATTTTTTTATATTTGTCTGGATTATTCTTTACATCCATATAAAGTTCTGAAATCTTCTTACGGGTATAAATCTTTTTAGATATTTCTTCTTTATCACCAAACGATTTAGCAAGTCTGTATGACTGCCTTGCTTCTTTTGCTCTTTTGATTAAATGTTTAATTTCATCTTCGGGTCCTCTAGTACCATAATTAAAATCCAAACATATAACATCTTTTGTAAAATCATTCTTAACTGACAAACCATTGGCAAGTAGGAAATCTGTAAAGAGAGAATTTGTTAGCATAGCATCAGTAGAATCATATCTGTCTCTTATTCCTAACATTACTCCGTAAATAGAACCTGCTTCATAATTTCTAATCTTATATCCAAACTCTGACATTTATATCCCCTCTCGGCGCACCAGAATCTTCTGTGTGACGTTTTATCCTTTTACTCGATTATTTTATCATCCTTTAACTTTTCATTCAATACAAGAGCCTTTAGTAAGTTCTATGAGCATATCTGATAAGACGCTCTGTAAGAGAATGTAATTGTTTGGTAAGTTATATTTTTTATAATTTCTATCCGCCTGACTATCAATTGCTTTCTTTACTTCTCCATTAAGTAAATATCTTTCATCAGTTAATACTTCTGTTATCTGTACGGGATTACAAATAATTTTATAACACTGAAATATATATTCCCAGTTACGTTCATCTTTAACAAATAAATTAACCCTGTCATAAAATTCATTCTTAACTCTTGGATTAATATATATTTGATATTCACTTTTAAGATTCATATCTTCAAGTATTTTTCTTTTAACACTTAATATATAACTATGTTCTTCATTACTTGCTATATAATTCTTTAATTGATGATGTTCATCATAGTAATATATTCTATAAGCATCACTATAATCTAACAAAAATCTTTTCTTTAAACTCTTAAATGATGATTCCAATATACTTAATATTTTAGCATCACATCTTTTATAAAACTCATTTATATTAAATTCATCTAAATCATTATAAAGTTTAATTAATTCTTTTCTATTATTCCGATATTCTATATATTTATTATTTACTAATCCTAATATTTTAATTAACTCATTTTTATTAATATATATTGTTTGTTCTTTTTGTTTAGATAAATAATTTAATAATATATCCTGTATAAGAGTAGTATATTTGGAATTTATATTACTAGGTAATGGTTTATCATATACTTCTAATACTACATACTTTGTATTATCTTTAAATAAATCTATATATCTATTTATTTCTCTTAATTGTATTTGTTTACTTTTACCAGTAGTAGTATTTATATTTAATAACTTACATAATTCTTTATAATTTTTAATTATCATTCCATCTTTTATATTACTGGTATTTAATTCTAATATCATATTATATTCCCTTATTTATATATTTATTTTTTCTTTTTTACTGACGTAAAAGAAAAAATATTAATTAAGTTATTATATGATTTGATATATGATTTGATTATTATTATATAAATCTTATTTAGTATTATTTATATTATAATCTTATCTTATTAATCTTATCTTATAATTATTCTATTATATATTTATTAATAATATATATTATTAACTAATTAAGTATTAATAAACTATACCTAAGATTAATAAACTATATTATATTATTCAATAAAGTATATTCTTACATAGAGTATATTAAAGATATATAGTAGTGGTATATATATTATTTATTATTTATTATATATATCACGTCAAAAGTGACAACTTTTTTCTCCGTACAAGTCAATACTACCATATCTTGTGTCCGAGGTCAAATTTTGTGCTATATATAATTAACACAAATTTTTGACTCCATCAATTTACCGATTGCTTAATCGTTTAATTTTACATTTCTTGCTATGGATTTTACAATTCTTGCTTTACTTATATTGCTATATTTTTTACATTTATTGCTATTATTCATTTTTTGCTTTTATTCTCCATCTTTTGATTTTGATTTATTCTCTGGCTACGGTTGATTTTACGGGCTATCGGAAACTACATGGTTACGATTACGATGTGGCTGCTTCGGTTAATTCTGCTATTTTGATACCCCGGCTGATTTTAAACACCCCCCTTTGACACTTTTTCGAAAAAACTGAACCTATGAGATAATTGTTTTGGGGAAAGAAATCGAACCGAACGGATGGGGAACCAAGTACCCATTCGATTTTATAAAAAGTGGGTGTTTACTCACAAACCTTTGAACTTTGAAAAAAATTTGTTTTTAGCAAATCATATCGAGATAAAAAGTTTTATCAAGTTCAGTAAAGTTTTTGCTCTTATCTTGATAGCAAGTTCTTTTTCGCAAGACGTGGACTCACAATAGGAAGTGTTGAAACGGTGGTTATTCTTTACTTGTGAAAGCCTTGTAAAAAGTTTCGGTTGAAATTTTAAGATTATCAAAAATGACGGCTTAAAGTGGCTCACAGTCATCGGGCTTTTGGATAGATAAAAATGAGTAGTTTTGATATGTTGCTAATCAATACGGATGACTTGATTTAATCTTTTGATTTTATCTTGTGCTATGTAGGGGAATAAGTCTTACTTGCAAGACCTTTGATATCGGATATCCTAATCGTTAAGTGATAGAATAAGGCAGGACTTTTGAGAGTGCATAGTGGAAGTAGCAAATAATAAGACGGTAGAGATATTGAGGATGTCATCTTTTGAGCCATCACTTCTTAATTTTGTAACCATTTGAATTTTAGAATATTGCCTAAAATGGCAAGGAAAGAATATGAGGTATTTATTATGTCAAGAAAAATTAACGTTAAGGCTATGGATATTGAGTCATTATCAAATTACAATGTTGCTTCTTTTGAAATTTTAAGATTAACGGCTGAGAAGAACGCTGAACTGAAGCCTCTCAAGGATGAGAGAACAGCCATCCTTGAAGCAAGAAAAAAAGACCTTGAAGATGGTATGGCACTTGATGAAGTCCTTAAAAAACACTCTCTCGATTTAATCGATAGCAAGATAGCATCCGTAAACTTCAAGTATATTAAGCCTATGCAGGAAGCAACCAAGGCTCAGAATAAAGTTCTTAAGTTGGTTAACCCCAACACATTCTATGCTTATGTGGTATCTATGGATAGTATGGATAGTATGTTCAATGCTACTGGTGAGTATAAGTATGAGAAGAAGAACGGCGAGATTGAAACTATCAAGATAGGTAGCAAGGATACTTTCGCTAAATGTATCAAGAAACTCTATGAAGATTTAGGTGCTTTAGGTCTTGAAGATGAAAAGGCTATGGATAAAGTTGTGAAGTATCACGCTAAACGTGTAGGTGGCTTAAAGTTTGACCGTAAGAGTCAGAATAACGTTCTTAAGAAGAAGTCCGAGATACAGAACGGGCTTGTTAGAGATGTGATTAACTATCTTGTAGCTCGTGGTGTGGTAACTGTGGCTGAAGATGGTACTATCACAAGAGCATAACTCCCATAAAAACTGAATAAGTAGGATGTGATATCGTACTCGCATAACGGTCAACTCGTGGAGTGGTGGCTTAAAAAATGGCACTCTCAATATCTCATAAACAATGTGGTATCCTTTAGATAGGACTAATGGGTATCGCTCTAACATTACATAGGTTTATCGTTAGAGCCTTTTTAGGTAGTCACGCAATAAGTCTATCTGTTAGAGTGATGACATAGTTTGTAGCGTTATACTCAACAATGGTGTTGGGTGTAATTGCACGAATACTATACCTTTTTGGTGTAGTGTCCTTGTCTCATAAACTATTTAAGTTGTCAAACGACTGAAAAACAACTGTACCATGCCAACAAATAAAGTACAAAGTCGGGGTTTTTGTGTCCGTTTTTCATAACCCCTTTGGGTATATCTCAATAAAATCTGATGGTGACACTCTGCCTATATAGGCTCAAGGGTGAGATAGTGAAAGAACTGTATCATCACAGAATAAGTAGGACAAGTCACTTGGTCAACGAAATATGAGCCGTCATAGTTTGTGTAGGTGTATTATGATGACCGACTAAAACAAGAGCCAAGCAACCACCATATGCCAATAGGGGCATATTCTAACTACACGAGAATGAGTTTCGACACTTGTAGGTGGTATTGTGTTAAATTGTCATTAACGAAAGGAGCAAAAATATGTATTTATTAGGAATTATAGGTGCGATAGCAGAAACTATCGTGGAATTGGTAGTGTTATTGGGGATTATTTTAATCCCTTTTTTTATTATTGGGTTAATCTGTGAAGCGATAAAGTTTGCCCTTACAGACACCTATAAAATGGGTAGCCGTAAACAGAAACTTCACCGCAAAATCTATAACTATCTATGCCGTATTGGGTATGATAGGGATGTTGCGTATAGATTTGCCACCAAAATAACTGGATGGAGATAGGAGCATTATGGAATTTTATGTCTTATACAATGGTAAGCCGTTAAAGTTTATAGGCTCATTGTGGGAAGCAAGAGAACTCGGAAATGGTAGAGTTTTCAACACGAGAGCAGAATGTTTAGAAGCATTAAATGGAGAAGTGGAGAAACCACGTTATATCTCGGATGAAGAACGCAAACGCATAGAAGCGTTACAGTTGGAGTGGGGCAGAAGCCTACTCACAGAAGAAGAAAAAGCCATCATTAGAGAAAAACGCAAGAATATTGACCAAGTACAACGTGAGTTTGGGCGTTATATGATGAGAAAGGAGAAACGATGCCAAGCACAACTATAAGAGATATTATGGATGCGTATAACAACACAGACAAATAGCGTTAACGCGCAGAAAGGAGTTCTTATGCTAAACGAAACTACAATGTATGGTGTTGACAACGGAACTATCTACTATAAGTAGGGAAAGGAGTCATTATGGGTAGAGATTTTCCAGAGTTACTTAATCCACTGATGTAATGTTTGAGCGTTGTGCTATCGACGGATAAACGGGCGAAAGGAGTTATTATGTACAGACAGTACGAAAATCCAAGAGAACTTGAAAACCAGTTAGACAAGGCAAAAGAACGCCTTGAGGAATTAAAGAAAAAGGTTGACAGCGGAGAACTTGATTTTGATGTTCTCGTAGACGCACAACTTGATGTAGATGAACTGTCAGACAGAACAAACTTTGCGTGGCAAGATGAAGAATTTGAGGAAGATTATAGAATCGAAAACCCTTATCACGCAAACCCACTTGATGACGAATGGGATGATGATGTAGACGATTACACGTTTGATATACCATCAGACGCATTTTAAGGAGATATTATGAGCATTAAAGGATATTGGAACGGCTATGCTTACAAGGGATATGTGGGCATAGGAGTACAAGGAGCAGATAAGAACGGATATATGGAGTTCGCAGATGAACAAGACTATATAGACTGGGTAAAGTAAGGAGATGATGTCTATGTTTATATGGCAATTAAGCAAGGCAGAACAGTATCAGTATTACAAGGCAATTAAGTTAGCACTCATTAACTTTGAGTGCTTTTCTTATGACCGCCTTAAAGAGTGTATGAGCGAAAAGATAAAGGACTTACAAGGTCTTTTACAGTATAAATAAGGAGAACGAAAATGGTATTTGATACACACGGTTTAGATACGTCATTAAATGCAAGAACAGGGCAAAATGTAACAATTATAAGGGAACTCACATCAAAAGAATGTGATATAGAAGATGTTGGTAGAATGTATCGTATTAAGTTTGATGACGGATACGAAACGGATGCATTTGAAGATGAATTAATATTAACATACGCATATAAACCGAAAGGAGAACGCTATGCAGACAGAAGAACAGAGAAAAGTATGGTTAATGGAAGTAATCAAACAGTACGTTAAAATGTACGAAGATGTACAGAATATGCTTCAGATTTTCAAGACAGATACTGAAGAATGGAACGGACTTTACGGCTTGGGAAATGACATTGCTCAACAGTTAGAAGCATTTAAGTGTGAACTTAAACAGTTAACAAAAGGAGAATAACTATGGACATTATACTTACAAAACGCACAAGGAATGGGGAAACGGTGTTTGATATAGATACGGTGACATCTGCATTACTTCAAGGAGATAAACTAATCGAGGAAATTAAATCGCAAGTTAGCGATAATCTTGTGTCGTTTGTAAAGCCTATCGGACAGAGAAATTCCGACTATCAATATTATGTAGACGGAAATCGTAACGACATCTTTACAGTAGATGTACTTGATATAAGTGATTTCATCAATTACAGTAGTTGGCTACTAAAAGGATGCAAGCGAAATGATAGTGCATTAAGTAAATTGCCAACATATGCGATAACACACTCATATTTTGACACAAGTGGTTTGTTAGATTAAAAAGGAGATAGCAATGCAAACAGTAACAATAACCTACAAGTGTGATAGGTGCGGAAAGGAATTTGACAGACCGCCGAGTATATCATACGCCATTGGTTCTTATGACAAAGACGGAAACTTCAAGGCAAAAGATTTATGCACAGAATGTGCTAATAAGTTAATAGATTTTATGGTTAAAGGAGATTAAGTTATGTGGTGCGTAAAGGTCACAACGAAAGAGTGTTATGAAGATAAAGGGTTTACTTGGGAGTACGGAGCGTATAGAACACACGCAAAAGCAAAAAATATTGCTGATGAAATAAAGAAATATAAATATATTAACCCTCTTTATAAAATCGAAGAAGCAACGTGGTTAGGAAATAATGTAGAGATAATTGTAAATGTTGAAATCGAATATTGTCACTTGAACGCAACACCTTTTATATCAGATATGTTTTGCAACGAAGATGGATTACCACCTCATACTATTGATTGTGGAGAAGTTAATCTTAATAAAGATTTTGTAGATGAATACAACAGAACACACAAAGGAGATTAATCATGAAAAGAGTTTATGGTGTATATTATGAAACAATATTTAACGGAATTAAGGAAAGACACGTTGCTTGGGCAGATACAGAAGAAGAAGCCAAAAGAAAGGAGAATTACTTTAAGAACGATATTAATACAATAAAGACGGAGATTATATAAAAAGGAGAATAATATGAAAATCACACAGGAAGATGTTGAGTTACTATTAAAGAAAGACACTTCGCCTCGACTGGTGGAGTTGATGCAAAAATACAGAGGTTTAACACCCGATAGTGAAAGCGAAAATACGGCATACAGAATATTAAAGGAAAAGCCATTACAAGTAGTTAATTTTTTGTTAAATGTCATAGACGAGTTAGAGAAAGGAGAATAATTATGGATGACCAAACTATTTATGTTGTTAGTTATGCACACGAAGAAGATTACGGTATGCAATATGTACCACGATGTTTCATCTTAGGTGATAAGAAAAAAGCGATAAAGGAAGCAAATGATATGCTTAAAAACGCAAAAGGAATGAAGAACACTTATGTAGCAATAAGTTTTGTGAAAGATGGAATATATACCAGTTTGAGTGACAATCGTTGTATGCTTGACGTACAATATGGAATTAAATTTGCATAAAGGGAGATGACATATGACAGATTTCAAAACAAAAGTAGAACATAAATTAAGAGATACTCTATTAACATACGCAAAGAACGAAATCAAGGATGATAGGGTTGAAGCATTTGCTGATGATATTCAGCACACACCACACGTAGTAATTGATGACCTACTGAATATTATTGACTATTTGGAAACGGAACTTGAAAAAGTATCTGATACTGATTTAGACCTTAATTTTAATAACACGTTTGATGTCAAGGTAAACGGAGTAATGTTGCCGTTTAATGAAATGAGCGATATAAGAGAATACTTTGAAGCGTGTTGTTACGCAGAAAGATTGCAGAACGAGTTTGATATTGAAAAGAAAGAAAGTATTGACCTTGGCTATCAAATAAGAGAAAGGATGGCAGACCATCTTGGAAAATATGAAGATGACATTATAAAAGAAGTTGTCGAAACCACTCTTGATGCACAAATGCAAAAAGATATTAAAGAGATATGCGAAAAAGCATTACAATTACGGAGTGACTACGGAGATAAAGCCATTGAGAAACTTAAAAATATGTTGCCGTTTTATGAAATTAATGTAAAGGAGAGTTGATTATGAAATTACATCCAATAAAGGAGATGCCGATAAATAAATCGGTTCTCGTATATATGAAATTTAATGATAAAGCCTTTAGAGAATGGTATGGTCGTAGCACATATTATTATGTGTGTCACCAAACCGAAAAGGGAGAATTAATAGAAGATGCTGGAGAAGGATACGCAGACTTCTCGGAAGATGAAGATACAAAACTACTTGGTTGGGTATCACTTGATGAGTTAGATGAAATCTTTAATGTAAAGGAGAAATAATTATGACAGACGAAAGAGCAAAATCAATTAAATTAGCAAGAAGAAATGTAATAAAAGCAAAGATGAAGTTTTGGAAGTACGAAGAACCGGAATATGCACTTGAAATAGAAGCATATGAAAACCAGTTAACAGACCTTTGTAATAGTGACCGTATGAGATATTACAAATAGAAAGGAGTATGTTATGAACAAAAAAGCAAAGGGAATCCTCGCAAGTGCGATGGTTGCATTATGGTTGCCACTACTACTGATAGGTGGTTCGATGTGTGCAGAGTTTTGGGAAACGTTGAGTTTAACACAGTTAATTATAGGCATTATGTTACTAACAATAGACTTCGTAGACTTCGGAGTTTATTTTATGTTGGATAGAAAACATTTAATTTAAGAAAGGAGTTCACAAAATGGACAACGCAAACGGTTTATTAAACAATGGTGGACAGTTCACCAAAGAAGTAATTGCAACAGAGAAAGGAGAACAGACTATGGAAAGATTTGTAAGAGAAAATGGAGAAATTGTAGGCTTAACAACGGAATTTAGAAACTCGTTAATAAATAAGATTATTGAGATATTCGACTGGTGTGATATTTATCCCGAATGTGATTATAATGCCGTAGGTGGAATGGTGGATGAATGGTTCACGCAAAATAACAAGTTAATCAACTCATTTGCGAAGTCACCATATTGGAACGAAGAAAGAGTTGCCATAGATTTTAATAAGCCTATTCTTAGAAAGTTCGACAAGGATGAATTTAATAGATTTCTGAGTGATATGCGTGATTGCTTAGACGAGATGTTAACCGAAATAAAAATAGGTAACTTCAGAGTTGAAGAACTTGAGCAAATAAAGTATAGACTTGATAAGAGAATTTCTTACTTATCAACAGCAAGAGATTATGGTGCTTGTGTAAATGATTTGATTATGTATGCAGAAGAAGAAAGAGATTTCTTCTTCAAATTAATGGAAAATGCATATTCGAACCCTGAATATTATATAACTAATAGTAGAGCATACATCAAGGCAGAATATGACTTAAATAGAAACGTAAAGAGATGTTTGAGATTTATAATGGATAGACCTACACAGTTTTTGGATGAAGCAACTGCTAATTATATTAATGGATATTTTGAAAAGTTCGGTGCAAAGCAAGGACAGAAAGTATCTCGTGTTGTTAACAAGTTATGCAAGATGATGGGTCTTGATAAAATTACATACGCAGATTTAAACAAGTGGTTTTGTCAACCGTGCAACGAAGATGACAGAGATAAGAACGCATACAACGTAAAATTTGCAAGATTTGCAGACTCTTGTAATCCGTTCTCTGTTACAAAGCACATCTTAATCTCACTTAATCCCGTAGATTATCTTTCAATGTCTTGGGGAGATAATTGGGGAAGTTGCCACGATATAGACAAGGAAGATAAGCACAACAGAAGTTGTAGTAGTTATAGTGGTTGTTATTCAAGTGGAACGGAAAGTTATATGCTTGATGGTTCATCTGTTGTGATGTTTATTGAGGGGGCAGATGCAATTCAACTTGCAGAAGAAAGAAAAGAACCCGTACCTCGTAAGGAAATGAGACAGATGTTCCACATCACAGACGAGAAGTTCATACAAGCCAGACTTTATCCTTATGACCAGACCGATAGAGGACAGAGGGCAGAACCCGAAGAATATGTACAGTATAGAGAAATAATGCAGAGTGTCCTTGCAGAGATTTGGGATGTACCTAACCTTTGGACTAATAAGCGTGGTTACGCAGCGTGTGAAGCAGAAGAAGAAACGGTTGGAACTCACTATAGGGACTATGAACATTATGACAACGTAAATGTGTCATTTCTTAAGAATAGAACAATGGATAAGATAATCTACATTGGACACGACCCTATATGTCCGATGTGCGGCGAGGAACACGGCGAAGAAAGTAATTGCTTCTGTTATAGTTGTCAAAGAGAAAGAAAAAGAACTTGGTGTGATTATCACGAGTGTTATGAGCCTTATGACGAAGATGAGATGACATACGTAGAGAACTATGGTCGTGTATGTGAAGATGCTCTTGAAAATGGTGATTTTGCACAATGCGAATATTGTGGAGCATGGGTATTTGCAGAGAACGATGATACAGTTTACTCAAGCCACGATGACGTTTACTTCTGTAGCGAAAGATGTGCAGAAAGACGTGATTACTACTATGTAGATTTTGTAAGCGATTATCTTCACGAAGATGATTTTCAGTATTCGGATATCGACAACGAAGATTTACCCATATATGATATAGATTATTACGACTTATGTTGGGCGATTTATGATGTAGAGAACGGATATGATACTATCGCAAGACAGTCGTCTTGTACCTACATAGACGGACAGTGGTATGACGCAGACCTTTGCGTAGAAACCGTATACGGAGATGACGAACTCAAAGATAATTGTGTCAAACTTGATGGAGAATGGTATCTTAAGACTTTAAGTATTAAGGATTTGGATATTAACGAAGCCTATAAGTTCTACAAGAAAGTGAAAGCATATTTACTTAAGACTAACAACTATTCATATGAGGTACTCAAGCAGTACCTCTATGATACAAACTTGGAAACAGTAATGAATGATGTAGCATAAGGAAAGGGGTTGTCATATGTCACAAGAGAGATGGTTTAATAAAAAGAAAAATACATACGTTGAATACAAAGGCAGAAAGAACAAATTAGATGAAAGTAATAAATCGTTTGTAACATTGTGTAAACTATCACAGAAGCAACTTAAAAACACCTTAATTATGTGGCTATATGAGTACGGATATAAAGATGTAATCGTAGGTGATGGTTTTATATATGCAAAGGGAGAACTTCCTATCTGTCTTACGGCTCATATGGATACTGTTCATAAAGAACTCGTAAAAGACACATATGAATTTAAAGATAGCAGAGGACATTACATTATATCATCTCCACAAGGGATAGGTGGAGATGATAGATGTGGATGTTACATGATAGCCAACCTTGTTCGAAAAGGATATAAGCCTTATATAGTATTCTGTGAAGATGAAGAAATAGGTTGTATAGGTTCTGGAAAGTTTTGTGAAACAGACCACATAAAAGAACTCGGAGAGAAGTGTAACTACATCATTGAACTCGATAGAGCAAATGAAAATGATAGTGTATATTATGACTGTGCAAATGATGAGTTTGAGGAGTTCATCAATAAGACAACCGGATATAAAACGGCTTGGGGTTCTTGTTCAGATATAAGCAACTTATGTCCTTATTCAGAAATTGCAGGAGTTAACTTGAGTTGTGGTTATTACAATGCACATACCGTTGGAGAGTATGTAGATATGACGGAAATGAGACACACTCAAGATATTGTAGAAGTTCTACTGAACACCGAAAGCAAGAAGTATGAATATATTGAGAAAGTATACTATAACAATTATTACAATCATTACAATTATTGGGATGAAAGAAATAAGTGGTATGCTAAATGGGATTCAGTGTATTGCGAAGAAAAGAAAGAGACAACTCCCAAGCAGAAAAATGATGATAAGAAAATACTTGAAGTTATTTATTATGACATGATGACTGGAGAAGAAGCAGAATGGTATGGTCAAGGAGATGACTACCACAAATTATGGGTTGATTTCTTTATGGAAAACTCCGAAGTTTGTTATGCAAATGTAATTGAATCTTATCAGTTTTAGAAAGGAGTTCATTATGGATGAGAATAAAATAATGATTACAGAGAGAATGTTCACACTCTTTAGAGAATGTAGAGCATTTCACGATTTAGTAGATATGAAATACGAGGAGAACAACGGTGATGAAGCCGTTGTTCTTTCTTTTAAGCACATATATCACGATGATGGAGTTCCAAAAGAATACATCGAGAAACATTTAGTCAACGTAACTGCTGATAGTGGTTGTGCTATGATACAAGATGTATGGAAATTTATGTGGGATAGAGCACGATAGGGAGAAACAAATGAAAAGAAACGATGTCTTGAGATTTATTATAAAGCACAGAAACCTTTACAAATTCTTTAGTCGCTTTAAATGGTTTAACGACCTTGTAATAAAGAGAGCACGAGAAATTATTTCAAAAGGAGATTAACAATGCAGATAGTAGTCAATATAACAGAGAATCATTATAAGGCTTTGATGAAGATGAAAGAATTTTCATTAGGTTATTATCAAAGAGCAATTATAAATGGAACCGTGCTTCCCAAAGGGCACGGAGATTTGATTGATAGAAATGAGATAGATTTCGATTCCAGTGATTTTTATGATTGTGATGATATTATAATAGTCGAAGAAATTATTGGTAACGCACCAACTATTATAGAAGCAGATAAGGCAGATGTCAAAAGAAAAAATACAATACAGATATGCTCACAGGCAAAGGCAAATGGTTAGGGATTAAAACAAGCTGGAATAAAAGATGTTATAGTGGTGACTTTGTGAAAAAGGAGAATAAATAATGATGAATGTTATTACAATAATCAGTTTATCCATAATGGGAGTAATTGGTAGTTTTGTTGTTGGGTTTGAATTTGGTTGGTATTTTAGAGGAGAATAAATATGAACAGAATTAAATGGTTATTTACTCCAAAGATTAAAAGATTAGAGTATACTATGAAAACACTCTACGAAAATAAACAAGCGTTACACTTTGCAGGTTTTAGATTCGATTTTGAAACTATGACAATAGAAAAGGAGAATAAGGAATGCCAAAAGGCAAATGGATAATTAATAGGTATGCAAGTGTTACTGAGCAAGCGTACGGTATATGTTCTATTTGCAATCATACATCACCATTACCAACTGAATGTTATTATCTGGCAACTGATGTAACTGGACTCGAAAGATGTCCTCATTGCAATAGCGAAATGGAATTTTATTTTAAGAGTTTTTCATAAAGGAGAGCAAATGACAAACAAAGAAAAATTCAAAGAAATATTTGGAAAAGAATTAGACGAGAGTTTGAAGTTTGACACTTCTTGTTCTCACATATCACAAACCGTTGCTTTAAAGTCTATGTATATTAAAGGTGTTGATAATATCGTTGAATGGTTAAATGCAGAATTTGTTGAACTGAAAGGAGAATAAATGAATAAAGAAGAAGCAACATATCAATATCTTGAAGAAGCACACGGAAATGGAGCGTTTTTCTATACTGACTGTTGCCATACACAACTATTTAGTATAGAAAATAATCCTATGCAATACCATGGACGTTTATGTCCAAGGTGTTTTTGGAATAATAAATATGTTACGTTATATGCCAGAGGTACAGAAGATGGCATAAGGGTATTCAATGAGAAATGGGATAAAGGTGAATATGGTATTCACGGAAAAAAGGAGAATAAACAATGAAAGTAAAAGAACTGATTTCAAAACTTTTAGATTTACCAAGAGAAGCAGATATTACTGTGAGTACAGAAATAGACGGAGAAATATATAGTTATCCCATAGAAAGTTTTAATATTGATGAATCTTATTCTCATATAATCTTTAACAATTTCAACACTTTAGAACTGAAAGGAAAGAACGAAGATTATTATCACCCTTATGACATTAGAGGTTGTTTATAAACAAAAAGGAGAATAAATATGGATTTATATGCATATGCACAGATTGATGATTTAGAAAAGATTGCTAAAGATAATGGAATTGAAGTTCCAAGACTTCGTGGCTACAGACTTATGAGCGATGAAACACCTATGGATGTTAAAGAATATTGCGATGGAGTAGATGTTGAGGTTGCTAAAGATTTATGTGAAGCCACACCATTTTGGAGTGAACACCCTTATTGGTGGTCAAGTAGTTCTTGGACAGATTATCTGAAAGAATACTATATAACTAATGGAAAGATTCAATGGCATAAGATTCACGGATGGAAACGTAAAGTCTTAAAGACTGCTATTCACAATGGACTTGTAAAGTATAAGAAACAAGCCGAAACTTTTAACAAGTATGTTGGTAGAAAAGATATTTTATATATTCACGCAAGAATTGGTGGTAATAATTGGAAGTCATATTATACATCAGTTTTAAATCAACCTTGGTATATAGAAAAGGTTGATGATGCTTTTGATAGTACATATTGCGATATTTACGCAAAGATAAAGGAGAGTTAAGATGGCTAAAGAACAAAGAGAAATGGTAGCAGTGTGTATGTTTTATGATGGAACGTACACCATTGGAGATGCACCGAGTTGTTATGGAACGCAATTCTTAAACTGTAAGCGAGATGGTAAAGATGGAATGATGTTTTATTGCAAGAAAGGAATGGAAAACTATTACTTACGCAGACTTGCAATTAAAGTAGGAGAACATCTTGATGACCAAATTAAAGAATTGCAGAAACAAAAGAAACTTTTTGACGAAAGAATAAAAAGATTAAAGAAAGGAGAGTAATATGCGACTGGTTTATATGAAAGATGTAATTGAAGCATATAATGAAGCAAAGGAGAACGGATAATGTATAGCGAATTAAAAAAGATTTATGATAGCACTCGTTTAGATTATTTTTCAATGGCAATTACTTATATAGTAGACATTGGATGGAGAAATGCAAAAGCAATAACAGATAAAGAAATAGACGAAGCACAAGGAAATGGTCTTATGACTACGGACTTCGTGAAATGGATTATGAGAACTGCCAGAGATATTGCTAATGCAAGTAGTCCTACAGAAATAGTACAGTTCTGTGATGCTATGGGAGTGTATGAAACAAGGTGTTACACCAACGGAGAGTGCTTGAATCGTTCAGACCTCGAGAAAATAGCAGAGGGGATGATTCATCATGCTCTTAATCACGAACTGATTTCATTTAATTACGACACCGAAGAAGAAAACATAGACGCACTTGCAGAATATTTAGGTGTAGATTTCGATGACATTGAAACTATATATGGAAAGGGGGTTTAATGATGACAGAAAGAATGTGTGCGCTTGACAGAATATGTATGGAAATGAAAGCCAAAGGTAAGAAATATGCAGATTGGCAGAATGAACGTTATCCCGTTGTAGCAAGTCACAAGGAAACACGTAAATATGTAGTAGATGATGTAGATGACACAGTAAAGGAGAATTAATATGGCAAAAGACAACGACATCAAATTTGAAATAATCGAAGATTACGGAACAATTGCAGAGAAAGGCGGATACGAACTTAAGTTGCAGAAAATTTCTTGGAATGACCGAGATGCAAAGTTCGATATAAGACCTTGGAAAGATGATAAGTGTGGTAAGGGAATTACACTTACAGACGATGAAATGAAAGGTCTGTATGACTTACTCAAGAAACTTGATAAGAAAGGAATTTTTAAGGATTAAGAGGGTGGCAAATGCCACTCTCTTTTTGAAAGGAGAACGCTATGAAATATTATAAAGGCAAAGGGTATTTGGTTGACACATTTACTGAAGATGAATTAAAAAATGGTGTAGATAAAGAGTGTGTTGAAAGAGCAATAATAGAAACTGGTTTAAATTATATAAATACCGAATTTGTTTATAACAATAAAAAGAAAATAACCGGAGTAAAAATCTATGTATGCAACGAAGAAGATGTGAGAACATAAGGAGAACAGTATGAAAGATATAGTTAATATTACTTGTTATAACAAGACGGAACAGATGACACGTACAGATGCAATAGCCAAATATACAGAAGCGATGGCTTGGTCTGATGGTAGTGAAATGCAGAGATATGTAACCATATTGAATGGTTTATTTTCTGGATTAACAAATATTAGAGATGAATATTAAAGGAGAACAAATATGAGAACAGAAGATATTTTAGAAACAAAAGTAGTGAGAACAGTTTATATTGCAGATGATGGAACAAGATTTCTTTCTAAAGAAGAATGTGAGAAGTACGAAAATAGTGCTTTGTTTGTTATAAGGGCAAAACTAAAACTAATAGCAGACACAAATGAAGAAGATTTTTCAATTGGTGGTTGTTATGATGATGAAGTTGAAGTGTTTGATGTTCAGACACAGGAAGATTTAGACAACTTAAAAGCATATTTACATCTTGTCTTATCACTTCACGGTGTCAGAGATTTTGATAATTATTTCAATAAAGATTCAAATTATAATTTTAGTTTTGCAAATGCTACATTCGGACACGAAATTATTATTTGGTGGAGTTATGACCAAGACCATTTCTGGATGTACGGAGATGGAAGTATAGATGCTTATGTTGAATACACAAAACAGAAAGCGTTAAAGGCTATAGATAAATATAAAGCACGCAAAGAAAAGAAAGATGAGAAAGGAGAATAAATATGAAAAGAATAACATTTAGATACAGAGATGATATGAGTAATTGGGAATGGAGAACACAACATTGTACAGTAGAGAGCGTTGATGAATGTATTCGTATTTATAGTTTAGGTGTTGATTGTGATTATGAAATCATAAGCGTTGAAGATGTTTAAGAGAGGAGAACAGATATGAATGATATTACTTTTGAAACAAAAATTGATTTTGGAAATTTTGGTGGCAATAAGAAACTAACATTCACATCTTGGAATGGAAATGCACCGAGATATGATATTAGAGATTGGTACGATGACAAGGCAGGCAAGGGAATTACCCTTGATAAAAACGAATTAAAAAGACTTTATGAGTTACTTGTTAATATGTATGAAGATAACCATGAAGCAGAAGATGAAACAGTTGAAGAAACTGAATCGCCTTGGGATATTGAAGAAGCAACTACCGACACCGATGAAGTTGAGGAAAATACAGAGGAAGAAGCAGAGGAAGAAGCAGAGGAAGAAACATATCCTAAAGCAATTCAGAAAAAGTTTGACACGCTTGATAAGTTATTTAAAGGGTTCAAAGTTGAGAAAACATACGGAAAAATGCCATTTGCAGACGGCGATAGACTTCAGTATTGCGTTCATAAAAGTAATAAAGATTTTAACATAAAAGAAAAAGAACTCACAACTCTTGGTGTTAAATGGTTTATTACAGATAAAGGTAACTTATATATCTACACATTATAAAGGAGAATGTAATGGCAAATTTAATAAGGGTGAACGGTTACTTAAGGTACGATTTATTTCACAAAGGAATTGAGTACGATGTTATGACTAAATTTAATCTTCTCGACACATTTACAAATGATGTACGAGAAAGAATGGATGGTTGGAGTTATGATGAGTGCTTTACTGATTATGAAAGTGTAGCATTGCCGGAAAGCAAACTTGAAGAAATATGTGAATACGTCATTAACCAATTCAAAGATAATCAAATATATGTTTCTGTCGCTCATATTGAGAACGCAGAATGCGATAAAGGAGAGGTTCTTATAGATATGGTTTATGAATTATCTATCACTTGGGAACAGGCATATGAAGAAGTGTACGGCAAGAAACCAAAGAAACAGTTAATGATTCAGGTTGAGTAAAGGAGAACGATATGAAAACGATTGAAGTTAGTTTATGGGGCGAAACTTATAAACTCAATACAATAATTGACAACTATAGGAGTAACGGAAATATTTACATAGGGTTAATAACGCAGGATGGAGAACCGTTTGCAGATTTAACCGTTAACATTAAGCCATTATCTGCAAATTGTGGAGCAGTCGATACAAATAATTTGCCTTGTGCCGAAGCACTTATAGAAAAATATGGTCTTGGTGAACGTTTCACATACGTTAGTTCTGGCTTTTGTAATTATCCAGTGTATGAATTCAACATTGATAATGTAAGAGAATACGAAGTATAAGGAGAGATAATATGAAAGGTTTAGATAAACTCAAAGCAGAAATTAAAACAGAAGTTGAACTTGTTAAGGATAACAAAAAGAAAAAGTATTACAGACAAACGATGGATAAATGTATAGAACACATTGAAGAAGTCTGTGATGATGAATATGATAGCCTACTGGCTCAAAAACATAAGTCATTTAAAAGAATGTGGGCATTTGTAATGGATAAAGCAAAAGCGATGGCAATAAACGGAGTTGCTTTTGTAGATGACTCTGATGTATTTGGTTGGATAGATGAATATGTGGGGCTTGATGACAAAGCAGAAGTTGAGGAAGAAGAAAAGAAAGCGAAAGAAAACAGTAAAAAACTCGACGATATTAAAGCAAAAGCATTAAGCAAAACAAAGACAGTTACTAAAACAGTTACTAAAACAACAACACAGACAGAGGAACAGATAAGTATATTCGATTTGATGTGAGGTGACTTATGAAAGAGTTAAAAGTTGATGAGATGAAATTAACAAAAGGAATGAAGAATTTCCTTTACAATGATGTATTACCACATTACATTGTATTTTCTAAAAAAATGAAGTTGGCTTATTGTACTCATTGTGGTAGCGATGTTGATGTTGATTTAAACGTAGCCGTACATAATAAACCTGTTGTATGTCCTAAATGCAAAGCAAAAGCAAGATGGAAAGCCAATGGATATATTAGAGGTAGCTTCCACGATACTGGTTGTGGAATTATTTACTCAAAGGAAAATGATTGCATTGTTGTTCATCACTTTGATGTAATGAAATGCTATGACACATTTGGAAATGTCACTTTATTTGACGCAAAAGAAACATTAAGAGAATACTTTAATAAAAATGGTTGGTTAAAAGGTTTTGATAATACTTGGGAAAATGGTTGGAAGAAATTAAACATTCGTCAGTATGATAACTATAAAGGAAGTGCAGGAGAACCTTGCTACCATATCAATTGTAATTGGAATTACATAAATACTTATGTTAAGAACATTAAAAACGTAATAAATGGAACTCCTTGGGAGCATAGTTGTCTTGATAAAATTTATAAGTTAGAAGATAAAAGACATTGTTGGGATGTTCCGAGAATATTCTTAAGAGATTATTTAATAAGCCCTCTCGCAGAATATCTTTACAAGGTAGGTTTTTACGAACTGTGTCAGTATATGGTGTTTCAAGGGTCTATTCCTTGTAATCACAAAGAGAAATCCCTTATGAATATTCTTTGTGTAAACAAACAACAGTGGAAAGAACTACTGAAGAACGGTAATCCTGACTTATCCGAACTGAAAAAAAGACAGAGAATGACTCAATATGGTTTTAATGAGCAAGAGTTTGAAATATTTCATAAGTATTTTGAAGATGATAGTCCTTACAGATATTACAGACCAAACACACATAGCCTCTACGATTCACTGAAGCCTCTGTATCGCAAAACTTTATATCAGTTGGATAAATATGCCACAAGCGAAAAAGACTTCGAAATAGGCGAATATATTGATTATTTGGATATGTCAAATAAACTTGGTGATGATTTGAATTCGACATTCATTCTTTTTCCTAAAGATTTTAAGAAAGCACACAATGAAATGGTTCGCAGATGGAATGAAAAGAAGCAACAAATAGCCATTGAACAAGCCAAAAAGAGAAATGAAGAATATGCAAAGATGAGAGATGAATATATTAAATCATTCGCTTTCGAGGAAAATAATTACAAGATAATTGTTCCAAATGGTTGTGATGATATTTGCAAAGAGGGACAGAACTTACATCATTGTGTTGGAACTTACGTTGACAAAGTATGCAAGGGAATATCAATCATCTTATTCGTTAGAGATGTAACAAATTTAGCAAAATCATTTTATACATTAGAACTTCAAGGAGATAAGATGATTCAATGCAGAGGAAAGAACAATACTGATATGACACCAGAAGTTAAGAACTTTATTTTTAACTTTGCTAAACAGAAACATTTAGTAGCCACCAAATATATGGGTGGAGTTGCATAAGAAAGGATGGTAATATGATAGTTATTTTAAGAGACAGAGAATCATTAGATGATGATGTTGTATTTATCACGGAAACAAC